TGCGGTAAATGCTGACATACCGAATAGAACGATATTGATTGCAACCTTGCCATTTGGTTCTTCAAATGTTACATAGGTTGGTGCGGCTGGTTCTTCCCATAGATGGGTTTCGTTCAAATCAACCACAAAAATTGTATCTTGATTTGTTGATGTACCCTTATTGGTTGCAATGTTGGCATCCACAATAATTGGCAATCCTAGAATTGAATAACCTGAGTTACCATAAGTAGGCACGCCATTACCTGTACCCATTGCGTTCATAGGGTTGTATGCCTGCGGCACAATCAACGGCCTATTTGAACTATCAACACCGGCTAATAGGAATCCTAGACGGCGTGGGTGCATGATTACTGCATTTGGATTTACATAGATATTGCTTTGAATCTGTTGAATTGCATCTGCAATCTTTGGATACAAACCTGCAACTGTACCGGTTGTAGCGGTGTAAGTTACTAGAACTCCAGTTGTCATGTTTACAAGTCCTAATGGCTGGCCATTTGAGCCTGTACCATTTAGAAGTGAGTTATCCAACTTAGTGTGGTAATCACGAATCAAATCACCTAAAACGATTCCCTCAATGTTGTATCCGCGTAGTAATGCTTGCTTAGATACTGATTGTTGGCCTGCAATTGTGTTTACATTTACAGTTAGGGTTGTATCCTCAATATCTTGTGATACTGCGGCAGTGTTTTGAGATGTTTGATATGCAGTTGTAGTACCAGTATTTATCTTAGAGATAACCACTGACATACCTTGTGCAGGTAATTGATGCTTGCGTGCGGCATCCGCGAATGGGCGGCCTGCGCGTGCTAATGGTGCATATAGATCAACTAAGTATTGTGGCACTACTAAGCCTGCAAAATTGGATGTACCAACTGCACGCTTTTCAATTGCCATTTCCTGTTGATGGCGTGCAATACGCGCACCGGCTTCAGCATCAGTTTTGAATTGTGCTTTTAAAGCATCTGTTAAGAAATCATTGCTTGATCTCTCTGAGTAAGTAAGTTGTTCGCTTGTAACTATAAAGCCACCTGCGCGTGCTTCTTTCTTTGGCTCAATATTCGCATCAACTTTAGCGGCTAGATCTGCGGCTTTTTGATTGCGGATTTCAATATCGGACATCTGCTCAATTCGCTCATCCAACTTTTTGATCTCTAGGTTAAGGGCTTCTACATTAGCCAACTCAACTTCGGATAGATCGCGTGCTTCTTCTGCGGCACGATCTAAAGTTGCCTGAATTAGAGATGTCTTTGATTCGCGCTTCTCACGGAGAGAAGTTAAAAAAGTATTAGACATGTTTCTCCTATTAGTTAGTTGTTTTAGTGAGAAGGTGTAACGCGCCGGTAATCGGGGTTAGGTGTTCTACGACTTGACAAAATTATATCTCTTTTTTTAAATCTTTTAGTATTTGTAGGGCAGTGTTAAATCTTGATTTTTCTTCTACCTGCTCTACGCTTTCAGATCGGTTTTCGCCATACTCTGAAATGTTAATTGCGGTCATTTGATCTTCGGCCTGGGATTGCGTTTTGTGGCAACCCATTAGTTCATTGGTATCAGTTTTGACAACTGCATACCCTTCACATTCCGGATGGTTACTTACTACGCTGTATGGCATCTAGTATCTTCCTTGCTTCATCTAGTCTAGGTGTTATTTGTGGTTGGCCATCACGCATACCTGTAATGCTGGCCAGTTCGCCATAAGCACCAAAGGTTACAAGTGATACTTCAGCCAAATGTGCTTTAATTCTTTCCATAACCCCATCAGGCCGTTTTTTATTCTTGATCGGCATAAACCCAACTGACAATTGATCTAATGCGCCATCTTTGACTAATTCTAATGCTTCATCACCTTCACGCGTTTTTGAAATCTTAAATTCAGCATATAGGCCTTCTTCAGTTTCCCTAAGTAATGTGGCACGGCCTAACACATTGTTTTCACCATGACCCCTAAGAAGTTTGACTCGGTGCGGTGCTTTAATAACTTCTGCAAACACGCCTTTTCTAAATACTTCAATCATTGTGCTGGTAATGCGCTGTTCTTTGTTGTAAGGCACGGCAATACCAAAAATGGTGCGGCCATCTCCATTGGCACGCAACTCCAAATTTACTGAGTAATTTCTATTTTCCATTTTTTCGTCAGACATAGTTATTATCCTCTACTGTATCTACTACATCACTTTGTAATGAATCATCCACGCCTTCTACTTCATTTTCTTCTTCATCCCCTTCTTCATAATCCATAGGATCAAGATTTTCATAACTTCTAACTTCATCAACAGATAAAAAGCCATTAGATAAAGCGGTTGCATAAGCGTTATATCTACTTGCTGTATCGGTTTTTAATAATGAATCGTATTTAAATCCGGCTGTTTGACCCCGGACAAGTAAATCAGAAAATGCCGCTTCTATTCTTTCGGCAATTGGCTGTATTGACCATTTAATCAATTGTAAGTTTTCTTCTACAACATTGGAATAAGTACGGCTTGAATTAGGTGATCCTAAAAAGTAAGGCGGTAAACCTAAAATGTTTGCCGCTTCTGTTAGTCCTGCGGTTTGTGCTTCTACTAATTGTGATTCAGCCGCATTAGAACTTAACACTTCAAAATCGGTTGATGAGTTCATAACTACCGGTGATCTATTGCGTGATGAGTACATTGCCATCCACGCGCTTTTTAGTGCATCCGCTTCTTCTTGTGATAAATCAGGATTAGCAGATTTAATTACTGCCGTTGGATTTACACCACCATCAAAATATCTTGCCGCATATTCATTGATTGCAATTTCTTTGCCCAATGCTTGCTTGGCAACTGCCAATATACCTTTACCAACTAAATCACCTGGTAAAGTAAAATTCTTAATGTGCATAATCTCTGATTGATCATAAGTACGCTCATCAATCTTGTAAATGATTCTACCTTTGTCAGTGCTTACTTGTACGCGGTCAGGTGATACCGGATAAATTGAATCAGGCAATCCATTAGCACCTGGTTCACCTAATACTGCAACATAATTACCATGAATAATTAAAGCCGCCGCCATTGCACTGATTGTTTCCATTCGGGTTTCAGTAGGCACTGGGCGTAATAAAATTTGTGGTGTTGGCAATACTTCGCGCTTATTGCGATATGCACAAAGAGGAAGCGCACCAATCGCATCACTAATTAAAGTTATACCGCGATAGATTGCCGGAATACCTAAAGCGGTATTTTGATCTACATAAGCACCTGCCCAATTGCCTTCAAAGAATCGGCCAACTCTACCCAAAGAATCTACATAGCCTGAAGATGTGTAAACCATAGATGATTGAATTTGTCTTTTAAGCAATCGGCCTAGCATTATTTACCTCTGTTTTCCAAAGCAATACCAAATAAAACTAAAAATGCACCCGATAATATTACCGCTATCAGTGGGTTAATTGTTGCGACACCTGCAACTATCACTAAAGAACCTATTATTTGTAAAACTGATGATATGTATTTCATTAGTATATTTTACTCCTTGCAACGGGCTGATCTTCTATTTTTGTTACTACACCATAGCGTGCCAGCGTAACCGCTACAAGTGGCGTGATGTTAGTTGTGCTTTGGCGATTCCATGCCCAAGAATCACCCAATGGCCGTTTAGTTGAACCCATAATGGCTGTCTTTAAATTGGGATCATCTAAGTGGCATATAGTCTTGGCTTGTACTGCATCATAAAATGAACCACACGCCATAGCGTAATCACGCAAGTGAATAGACATAACGCCTATGTTTTCTTTTTCCAGTTCGGCTATAAGTGAAGCCGCCGGTGATCCAGTATCAATTACCACCTTTGTGTTATATCTCTTGCATAACTCAACTAAGCGTGGCAATACCCATGATGTGCCTTCTTTGCACTCAATCAACTCAACCGGCGTAAAATCTCTTACTAAGCCTGATGCACCAATAGAAGCCTTATCACGCTCACGCGATATGTCCACACCAAATACAATTTGATTGCCTACTGCAATATCTGTTCTAGCCAAAGAATCCCACAACTCAGTATTGATTACCTGTACGGCATCCCTAGCCGGCCAAACATTCAACCATTCCTTTGTAAATATCTCAGGGCTATTAGTTGTAGCCGCTTCTCTTACTGCATCCAGCAATACACCCTTTTCTTCATGCAATGAAGGTATAGCCTGATACCAAACCTCTTGATCCATATAATCAAAATCATCTGATGATGGACACCATTCAAACCATGCAAGTTTGTTTTGTGGTTCGGCTATTTCGCGGTGACCTATTTCCCGGTAATGCTCTAATAACTCAGATTCCCCAGGCCTACCGGCATTAGATAGAATCCATAATTGACCATTGCGTTTAGTTGCAAGGGTTGGCTGTAAATTAGCAATAAGTGATAATGGATGAGTTAATGCTTCATCAATAACCATTAGATTTAAACTTAGGCCGCGTGCGCCTTTATCGTTAGGTGTAACAATTCCATAGGTTGATCCATTACGCATGTATATCTTTTCACTACCATTAACCCTAGATATTCTAGCAATGCGTTTAGCAAACTTAGGTGATAATTGAAAACTTAATAAATGTTCTTCCCATTTACTCTTAGCCATATTGCGATCCTGGGCAGTATAGGCAACATGTCTTTTAGGTTGTAATAACTCATAAGCAATACGCGTTTCAATAAGTTTACTTTTTCCGTTTTGGCGACCTACCTGCGCACATACTGATCTGTACTTGTACAACCCAGTTGCATCTTTTTCTAAACCCACATCTGCTACATAGCGTTGCCAATCAAACAAATCAAAACCTAATAAGCGTGCTACCTGGGCTAATTTATCGCCATCTGTTTCACTTGCTTCATCTCTTAATGATGCCCATCTAGGCGTACATAAGGATTTACTCAAACAGATCATCCTCATCAGGTAATGCACATGAATCCCATATTTCACGCAACTCTTTAGATATGGATGGAATAGTGTGACCACCTTTACCGGATTCTTCAATGCGATCCCAGGCGCGTGCAAGGCCTAATAACATTTCGCGCTTAACTGCATCTATGTCA